CGTTAGTCAGATTGTAGGTACTCCGTATATTCAACTTTCTCATACCTACCAGGCTTAACAAGGGGCATAAATTATGGCAACAACAATAACTGAAATAGAACAAATCGATGCAATCGAGTGCCTTGAATCGGGTGCCATTCAGGTTAAAAAAGGCACCTATTATGAAAAGACCATCAGTGGCGAGACTGGACTAGACGAGGACGGTAACGAGGTGGAGATCCCACCTGTTACTACCAAGAGTCATGTCGGTAACTGGCGTGGTGTGATCGGTCTACGTGATGAGGCCAGGGCTGCTGAACTGCTGGGTGATAGTGCTAATGTGGCAACCGCTCATTGGGCTAACTTCCCAGTACCACTAGAGAAACCTACAGATGACAACACAGTGGATGAGATTAAAGCCTATCTGGATCAGGAGAGTATTAGCTACAGTAGTGGTAACACTAAATTGGAACTATTAGCTTTAATCCCGGAATAGATGAAACTGTTCGGTAAAAAGAAACCGGATCAACCTAAAGTGAGTCGGGAACTGACCAAGCCTCACGTCAACGAGGATGCTGATCTGGTTAAACGTGAGAAACAACAGATTCGAGCTTTCAGTCAGAAGAAATTCTGGTTAAAAACCCAGAAGTTCGGTTGGTAGATATGGCATTTTGGGATCAGTTGGAAGGTGAGACAGCTACAGCTTTTCGAGCCTTCTGTGCTTATCGTGACATGGGATTGGATCGGACCCAACGCCAAGCCTGGGAAATGTTACAGCGGGCGGATGGTAAACAGACCAAATCGATGAACCCACGCTGGAAAGAGTGGCGTAAAAATTATCGATGGGATGATAGGTCTGAAGCTTTCGATGCTTATCAGGATAGTATCTTTCAGAAACGATTGATCGATACTAACATGAAATCTCGACAGAAGATGATTCGCAGTGCTCAGACCCTGCAGGAGTTCGCCGTTCAAGTTATCCATAAATCCGACATCGAGGAGATGGATAGTGACGAAGCCCGTAAACACCTCAAGACAGCGGTAACAGCTTTGAAAGACGGCATACAGTTAGAGATGTCGTTACTAGGAATTAAGACAGAACCTGGGTTCACACCCAGCTCATCGGCGCACAATGGACAACAAATCGATATTAACATCCTTATTGACCAGTTTAGAACCTTCGGAACTCGATTGGCTTCAACAGACCTCCCAAGTGTTGTATCAGAGCAACCCCAAGCTCTTAATAGCGGGGTTGACGGAAATGATCAACAGCATGGCCGGGTTGCTGAAGATTCACGATAAGTTCCGTCAGTTACGGCCGCTGATCCCCAATAACACCCAGTTAAAGATCTTGGAAACGGTCTTTAAGATGGAGTCGGAAGGGAAACCGATCAGGATCATAGCTCTAAAAGGTCGACAACAGGGGTCCAGCACCGGTATCGGCGCTTACTGTTTCTTACGGGCTTTATGTGAAGCTAACACTAACGCTCTGATAATCACTGAGGAGAAGGGTGGATCGGCTAAGAATATCTTCCAGATGTACAAGACATTTGCTGATAACTTACCCGACATGGGCGTAAAGCGTGAGTTTACAAGAGAGAACACCTTTATGAAGTTCGCCACCCCGCTCAACAGTCAGATACGGGTTGAGGGTGGAACTATCACTAGCTTTACATTCCAGGTGGTCCACTTATCAGAAGCCGCTTTCTTCCGTAACCTACGAGAAACTATCAGCATGTTGTACCAGACGGTTCCTGACACTGATAGTGCTATCTTCTTGGAATCCACAGCTAACCGACATGGTGACGATTTCTATCAAGAATGGATCAGAGCTGTTAATGGAAAATCGGACTTTTTCCCCTTATTTATTCCCTGGTTCACCCACGAAGAATATCAACGAGACTTCGATTCCGATCTAACTAAAGAACAACTAGGTAACAGTTTGGGTAACGCCGAGGGTGACGAATATGGCAACGAACAACAGTTGGTCGAAGCCCATCCAGAGTTGACCTTAGAGAAAATCAACTGGAGACGGCACGCTATTCGCAACCGATGCGCTGGCTCGATACATGAGTTTGATCGACAGTATCCAGTTAGTTGGGAAGTAGCCTTCAGGACTCAAGTAGCATCGATATTCGATCTCAACCGGATAGGTCAACTGAAAAGTAAAGCCCCAAGAGTTAAGAAGGGTCACTTTAATGAGACACCGCGTGGTGTAGAGTTCCGACCGATGGGTGTAGCTGTCTCTAAAGTTTATCGCTTCCCAGACGAAGCCTACAAATCGGGTTACATTATCGGGGCTGATGTGGCTGAGGGGTTAGATACTGGCGATTATAGTTGTGCCGTGGTAATGAAACGGTTACCGATGGAAGTGGTCTGTGTTATCCGAGCCGGTAAGGGTGAACAACTATCTCTCGATTATTTCGCTGATCAGATTAAGTGGGCAGCTAAATATTATGATAACGCTTCCATCTGTGTGGAGAGTAATGCTGATGGTAGTGCGGTCAACCTCCTACTATCGGAACGTGGAGCAGGTAATTTGTTACGAGAACGAGACATCCAGATCAGTGATTCGTCTCGATTTGGTTGGCGTAACACCTCATCCACCCGTCGGTTAGGGGTGGCCTTGTTACAGACCTACTTTAATAAGGGTGAGTTCCTGGTCTATGATGACCAGATATTGCAAGAACTGAACAACTTTGTTACCGTCAATGGCAAACCTCAAGCTGTTAAGAAGGGTCAACGGAGAAAACCGGGTGAGGATGATCAGGGTTGGTTTGATGATGGGGTCTTCGCTTGTATCTCAGCTCTGTTAGCTCACGAAGGGTTGCCAGCACCCAAACCTAGCAGATGGGTCGAGAAAAAAGAACGATTGATAGAAGAACGTAGGTGGGAGGAGGATCGTAAACCGAAATCGGTATGGGATTATGTCTGATAAAATAGAAAGTTTTGAACTGATCAACGACGAAGACGACTTACTCCAATCTATCAAAGCTATGCGGGCTGAAGCTGAAGACGCTATCAGTCAACGTATTAAGGTGGCTCGGAAATCCTGGCTGTATCTGTTGGGTAGTCAATACCTGATCGAAGAAGGTGAAGCACTGGTCGATGCTGAAGTGCCGAGCTGGAAGTTCAGGTTGACCCGTAACATCGTGGCACCGGTGGTGGATACATTAGCCCCCATTCTATCCCAAGCTCGACCTAAATACTTTATTCGAGCTGATTTCCCTGATATGGAAGCTGTTATCTCAGATAACGATATAGGGATGCCGATCCCGACGGGGATGACTGATAAAGAGTTAGCTGAGAAGTTGGAGACCATCCTAGATGCTACGCACCAACGACGAGGTGAAGGTTTAGAGATCAGTAAGCTGTTAATGGATGTGTTGGTCAACGGGACCGGGTTTCGTAAAGTCCATTATTGCCCCTATATGCAAGAGATCAAGCTACCTATTATCCCGATGGAAGATGTACTGGTCGACCCGATGGGTACTAGATTGGACTTCCAAGACTCCAAGTATGTGATTGTACGGACCTATCTGGATGCGGCTGACATCGAACACCTGTACGGAGTCAAGGAATCCGATTACGCTGATGGGTCTGATGCCGATCAATCGGCTGATCATAGTGTTAAGAGCGGTCGTGGATTCTTGCGACGGGTACGGAACTATTTCAAAGCACCACGCGGAGAACTTACCACTGAAACCCGATATGAGCGTAACAGGTATCCGGTCCTAGAGGTCTATTTCGACGCTGATCACGGGATTTCGGAAGCGTTTGATTATCGTTACGATGAGGAACGCCAACAAGCTAACCGATCCAGAGTAGTGGTATGTATCAATGAACAAAAGATAGTCTACGATCAACCCAACCCATATTGGCATAACGAGTTCCCTATTATCGGTTATACCTCATCACCGTTACCTCACGTATTTCACGGCCGATCTGAAGTAGAACCACTGTTATCGATACAAGACGGGACCAACATTCTCTATAACACTGTTATCGCTAACGCTTTACTGATGTCCAATTCACAATGGTTAATCGAGGACGGATCAGTCGATTATGGTGACTTAACTAACCAACCCGGTCTGATTGTACCGGTGGAAGATATAGGTAAAGTGCAACGAATCCCACCAGCACCCATTCCAGGGGATGTCTTGGGATTAGTCAAAGAGTTGGAACAGACAGCTCAGGAACAGGTGGCCGGTGTCAGTCCTGTTTTACAAGGTCAAGCACCCGGCTCCAACGTTTCGGGTAAGATGGTCAGTCTCCTGACCGGTAACGCTTACAACCGTCAAGTACCCAAGATCCAGAGTCTGGACGTATCCTATCGTCGCCAAGCTAGAGTGGAAGTCAGCCTGTTACAACAGTATAAAGAGTTTGATGATCCCAGAGAGACGCGAACTTATGATCAGGGTGAAAACCTGTTATTCAATGAAGCCATGCGAGAACTGTTATATAGCGTGGAAATCGAATCTAAGGCCGATGCGCCTTTGAATATGACCGACCGTATCAATTACGCTTTTGCTATGGTCCAATCTGGTGTCTTTGATGTTAAAGAATTTATCAGATACACCGGTGTCGAACTTTCTGAAGAACGGCGAGCTGAGATCTTTGATGTCATGGATCAGGCTCAAGTTCTTCAACAACAATTGGCCAACAACCCAGAGTTAGGACTGTCGGCAGACAATAATCCTGCACAACCTGGACTGGCCGAACCCAATGTAGCTAATCAGTTAGGAGTATAAGAAGCTATGAACGAGCAGCCCATCGAAACAACTCCCCAAGAGGGAACCACTGTTACCGAGGACTCGTCTGAACCCGTTGACCCGATTGAAGCCGAACTCTCGACCCTACGTGAGAAAATGGATAGCGAAAGATTAACAGCTAAACAGAAGATCACCGAAATGGGTCAGGATCGAGCCGATCTAAAAGCCCAGTTGGAATCCCAACAAGCTGAGATCGATAACTTGAGACGAGGCGGTTACGCGGACAATCAACCCCAAGAAGAAGATGTATATCAGCGGGCAGTGCGGGAAATGGCGCACGAAATTGTTGACCTAAAAACTCAACAAGCTCAACGCGACGAAGCACAAGCCGTTGATTCCAGAATCACAAAACTGCAACAACAGTTTGGGGTTAGTGTTGAAGACGCTCAGTTAATTCACGATTACAACATCCAAGGCGATTTTGAAAGCGCTTATAAGGTGGCTAATCTGAACTCGCAGCGTAATCAGAAAAAACAGAATCAAGCCCAACAGAGAGCCTCAGCCGGTGAACCATTACCTCAAGCCAGATCCAATACATCGTCACCACCGCAAGTGAGTGAAGGTGATATGGTAGAAAGGCTAGAGAAGATGAGTCCCACCGAGAGAGCTTCTGCTGTGGCTGCTAATCCGGACCTATTGCAGTATCTCGGGCGATAGGGTCAATAACACCCTACGCCATTGGGGGATTTTACAATGGCCGCAGTCGGTGGCGCAGCAACTACTATTCTCGAACAGATCGAGATGGCAACTTTGCCATCTCAACAGGGGCTGAACACAGCTCTACTTTCTAAAACCAGCCCGTTATTACGGGTACTACAAGAGAATGCCAAGGAAGATACTGGCAACTCGATTCGGGCCCAAGTCCGATATAACAGGAATAAACACCAATGGTACTACGGGTCCGAGCAATTAACAGCTTGGAGAACCGATGCGACCACTGACGCTACTGACGATGTTGGTGGTGCCGGTGCGACTACCGGAGCCGGTGGTCAGTTCGCTCAGGTTGAGTATCAATGGAAAAACCTAGCTGTTAATGTTCGTATCACAGAAGATATGTTGGTGGAGAATAGTGCGCTCAACATCAACGACCTTCTTAACATAGAATCGATCGATTCTATACCGGAGAGAGACCGTAAGACAATCTTCAACATCTTCGCTCGTGAAACCGAGTTGATGGCTGATGATATGTCTAATGCTCAAGCCTACGCTTTAGCCAACCAGGAAACTGGTGGGTCTGGTGGTTTGACTAACGGTGGTAACGATCACGACGCAACTGGAGGTATTCACAGTATCTTTAGTGTGTTGGATAGTAACGATCTGGGCGGGTTCTCTCGTACAGCTTTGGGTACTTTCCAAGATCAAGCCGGAGCTGAAGACCTGGGCTTGTTGTCAGGTTACTTTAACACCCATAACACTTCAGGGTCCGATCCAGCCGACTTCACCACTAGTAATAAATGGCAAGCCAAGACCGTCAATGTCGAAACGGTTGAGGATGCTGGTGGAGCTCAACATAACCTAACCAAAGAACTGTTAGGGTTGGCTCTACACGATTGCGCTCAGGGTGGTATCGATGCGGTAGATTACGTTTTCTGTAATCCTCGTATTTATGTAGCCTTGGAAATGTTACTGGAAGGTCAAGTCCAACGTGACGACACCATGTCGAATATTGGGTTCTTGCAGAACATGACCTGGAACTCCTTCGGCACTACCATTATGGCTGACCCGTTCATTCCGACCGGTTCAGTGATCGGTATTAATACCAACCACACCTATTTAGTGAACCATGAAGCACTAAACTCCCAGTTTAGTGGGTTCAAAACTCATCCTGATCGAGCGGTGATTGAAGGTCAACTCAAGACCAAATCCCAACTAGTTTGTGATGACAGAGCCAAAAACTTCTGGATCTATTTAGGTGCTACTCCTCAAGTGGGTGGTACGTCCGTCTAACCTTTACTGATGAGTGGGGTGTTAATTCGCCTCACTCTCACTATTCTAAAACACAATGGCTTTAACATTAGAAGAACTACGAGACCGGTTAAGATTTAGACTGGGTGACCCTAGTGGTAACTTTATCAGTAAAGATGTGGTCTATTCCGGTGGTTCGGCCACTGATGAAGAAGCCAAGGTGATCAACGATTCAGCTCGGAAACTAACAGCCGATCTGTATCGGAACGGTGTTTCGATGTTGACCGGGCGAAAGAAACTGGCCATCGAACCCAATAAACGAGAATACGCCTTACCAGAAGACCTGTTAGGTGTCCAAGAATGCTTCTGGGAGGATTCAACGACCCGCTACGAGATTAAACAACGTCCGTTGCAATCCTTCAGAGATTTGGACAGTACCGACATCCAGCCCAGATATTTCGATGTTTTTGGTCAGACAGCCGAGATAATTAACGCTAGAATTTGTAACAATACAAACGATTCCACCACCGTGGCCACTATCGATGTAGCTAGTGCCGGTGATTATCAGGCCAACTTCGATACCGGTAGCGTGGTCACTGGACGCGATAAGATCTTTAATCTGAGTGACGGTAGCAGTGGGACCATCACCACAACAGCTCTCACATCGATGACAGCTTCAGCCGGCTTAACTGGTGGTAAAACCAACACTTTCAGACCAAACGACCGCATACAAATCGAGAGAGCTGAGAAAACCTTGTCTTTGTTCCATATAAACCCATTGGTATCCGACTCCAGTTACACCACCATTGCCGACGGTGTTACCACTGCCTTTACACCTACTACTCCCTACTATCTCTATGGGGCTAAGGTGTCACTATCATCCGTAGGCACAGATACACACCCCTTGAAAGTTTATCTTGAGGATGGGACCAATACGGTAGATGTCACATCTATCGATAGTCGTTCTGTGGCTACGCATGAAGTGGTGTTTCCTAACAACAAGATCTTGGATACAGACAATACCTACACGCTTTTCGTCGGCGGTTCTCACGATACTGGTAATGTTGTCAGCAGTTACGACATCTTGGGGTTTAATGGTAACGAACGTCTCAACATCTACTATGCTCGATACCCGATGAAGATGGGAACCTCGACCTATAGTGCTACCCGTTTGAGTGATCGACTGGAACTTCCAGAGACCTGTTTGGAGGCTCTGATCAATCAAGCTGTCTCGATGGCTAGTTATAAAGCTGAGGGTGGTATTAACAACGAATCGGCTCAGGCATTAGCTATGTATGAGATGGAAGTCAATAAGTTGGTCCGATTCCAGAGGACGCGTAACATCAGAGGATCACGTCAGGTCAAGAATGTGATGTACTCGGCTTACTAGATGAATGAAATGGCGACCTGTTCCCACTCCAGATCGGTTTCTGAAAGAGGTTGTACCCCAGACCATTACTCTGACTGCTGCGGTAGGGGTTTCTGTTGGCCTTGGCGACCACACTCACAGTATAGAGAATCCGGTTACAGCTACCTTCAACCTACCAAAATTGTCGGCATTTATCAATCTGACCGACCGTTCCGCGGCTCAAGGGGTGGATGTCAGCCGAGTTATCGGTCTCTACAAGATGGTTTCATCCATCGGTTTAGGCGACCATGCTAGCATTGCTGAGAACGACTTATCCTCCACTATCACACTCTACAAGATGGAGAGCTCCATCGAGTTGGGTGATAATGCGGGGGTGGCTGAGACTAATATTACGGCCGGTGTTGAACTCTACAAGATGGAGTCGTCTATCGGCTTGGGCGATAATACCCAGGTGGACGAAAACAATGTGGCTAGCACCATCACTCTCTATAAAATGGAGGGGTCTGTCGGGTTGGGCGACCATAGCCATGTTTATGAAGATAATGTCACTGGGATTATCACACTCTATAAGATGGAGTCGTCAGTCAGGTTGGGCGATCACGTCTCGATGGATGAGACCAATTATGCTAACGTTATCACCTTGTATAAGATGGAATCTTCTGTTGGCTTGGGCGATCACAGTGATGTTGATGAAAATAACGTGGTTAGTATCATCACTTTGTATAAGATGGTGTCTTCCGTCGGTCTGGGTGATCACGCTCAATTGGATGAAAACAATGTTGTTAGGACTATCACCCTGTATAAGATGGGAACATCGATGGGGTTGGGCGACCATAGTCAGGTGGATGAAACGGATGTGGCTAACATCACTACCCTGTATAAGATGGAGTCATCGGTCAGCCTGGGCGATCATAGTCAATTAGATGAGAACGATGTTGCTAATACCACAACTCTCTACAAGATGGAATCTTCGGTCGTATTGGGTGACCATTCTTCGGTCGACGAACATAACCAACCTAACGACCGCGTTACCGACGGTGTTTATTTCAAAATTAGTGTTCGTGATAGCGTAGACTCTGAGGAACAAAATAACCCAAGTGACAGAGCCTCTAGTAAAGTCGATTTCTACATCCGGGTTGACGACAGCGTTGCAGCCTATAGCCAATCCCAAGGGTCAGGGTCAGGGTCTGGGCCTTAGGGGTGAGGCCGTGGTTACAGTTCGTGACCATCGGGGTCGAGTTAAAGGACAGCAGACCATCAACAACAGCCTGACAGATGAGGTCCGGGTTAATTTGATGAAGAAGATCACAGACGGAGATGCCTACCCTGAGATATTGGTTCCGGTACGAATTATCTGTTTGTTGAGCAATATGTATTGGACTTCAATGGAGATGGTCGGGACTAATCACTCTACCAGTGGTGTTGTTAATAATCAGGTCACAACTGAGTTCAGTATCAGTGGGTCAAAACCTCTCGGCACCTTTGACGGTTCGGCTTCAATCTCCACTGTTTACCTGTTATCTAATTCGTCCCAAATTGGGTCAGCTACTGGGGATGAGATCGACCCTAATGTGCAGATCGATGATAACGACACCATTGACGTGACTTATAAGATAATACTAAGCCGCTCACCGGATGTTAGTGATGATTTAATGGTTCGGTTAGGTGACATCTTACGTGGCGTGGATCAGAATGTAACCATCAGTAGGGCCAGCCTGTATAACGGTGCCACTCACTTACAACAAACCGCCTTTACGTTACAGTGGGGTGGAACCAGTAGCTCAGCTAATATCAGATTTAACACCATCACCAGTTTACCAGATATAGCCACTTTTTATATCTATGAGGGGTCGGGCATAACGACCAAGGTTTATAGTGAAGCTATCACTGTCGATGGTTGGGGTAGCGGTGATAATGTGATCGTACCATTTTCAATTAGTTTGACGGCATAAGGAGATTTTCGATGTCAGGATTATCAGGCCAAGCAGAAATCACGATCACTAAACCGGATGGTCGACAGATTAAGCAGGTGATTAAGAATAATATAGTAGACAATGTTTATAATGAGTTGAGGGGTCAGATCGTTAGTAGTGGCGATGATTATATAAGTGGGGGGCTGATACCGACTCGGATCAAGATTACGCTCAACACTGGGGCCGTTTATTTGGCACCGTCTTCCAATGTTAGCGACGGTGGTATCAGCCTGGGTACAAATGTTTATGCGGAGTATTCCATACTAACTGCTCCGACGGGGGCTACTTTTGATACTGGCGGAGGTCCGATAGATGGTTACGTTTCGCGTGTTGACCTGATGGCTGAGAACGGGACCACAATAGTGGCGACGGCTGATACGTCGAACAACACTTTTACTCCCACCAGTACCGGGATCGCCACTGATGATGTAATCGATGATAATGACACTGTATCCTGTACCTATCGAATCCAGTTTCAGGGTTACACCGACAGTAGTCAAGAGTATGTGCATCGACTGTTACGGACCATTCAAGGTACGGCTCAGAATATTACTATGAGCATCTATCGCTTAACCGATGACGATGGAGATCAGTTGAAAACGGGTGAACTCTCAGTAGCTGGGTTGACCACGGATGACGGTACTAACGCTTATACCATTCTGGGCACAGTTATCACAGCAAAAGTGCCAGATACTCCGGTCAACCTGGAGATACTGACATCTGATAGTATTCGTATAATGAATAAGGATCTATTAACTGGTCTGGGTAACGATACTGACTTAGAAACCTTTAGTGATGGGGATACAGTAATCGTTCCCTTTGAGTTCACCTTGACCCAGTTAATAACGGCAGTCACCTAAAATGAAGAAGATCTATAAGCTAGACAACTTCAGTCGGGGTATCAACGAGAACTTGAGCGAAGCGGCCGACGACATCAAGAACTTTAACGTTCGTATCGATGGGGCTTTGGTTACTCGACCCGGTATCGATTTCGGTGGTAATGGGGGTGATTCCTTAGCCTATTATGGCAACCCACCAGGAGAGGGGCCGACCGGTACCGGAACCATGACCAATGTGGTTCAGGTTTTCTTTATCCAGGGTCGTCGTTACATCCAAACTACCACCGGGTTATGGTATAGCGGCATTTCAACCTCCTGGCTAGTCAGTAACCAGACCGGTGACATCACTGACGCTAACTTATGGACCACAGACTATTGGGCTGAGAAATATCATGTAGTGGTAGCTAATCAGGATCGAGCTTTCTTAGCCAACGGTAAATGGCAGTTCTGGATCGATGCCAGGACCAGTGAAAACTATCCCAAAATCTACCGCTGGGGGATGGATGCGCCACCCTTCGCGGCCAGTAATATTGAAGTCAACACAGCCGCAACCCAAACCGGTGGAACCATCGAAGCCGGGTTCTATGCTTATGCTATCTGCTTTCAAAACGCTTTCGGCGGGCTGAGTCCGTTGTCAGATCGGGTGGTAGTGGAACAGGAGAAGGATGGTGAAGACGGACACAAGAATAAAGCTATCATCACCCTGTTGAACACTGGCACCAACCCCATCCCGACTGATACACAGATAAAATACATCAACCTGTACCGAACGGACAAACAAGCCCCCATCCCGGCCGATGCTAGTGAGATAGAAGGAACCTTAGCCCAGAACGCGCCACTGAAACTGATTCGTCAGCACGATATTTCTGTACCTATTGGAGATCCTTCAACTTATCCATCCATCAACCATCAAGACACCGACGCTACTCGATCCTATGGGGTTTCGATGTTGTCTAGCACCGAATTTGCCAGTAAACCCCCCTCCAGTCTGAACCATATCGTGTTATATGCTGGTCGGATATGGGGTAGCATGGTGGAAGATGCCAGCCATTTAGACGAGACAACTACAGCCAGGGCTAATCTACCTGATAACGGAGATATGCTGTGTTTCTCAGCTATCGATGAGACAGCGGCTCCATTATACGATATTTGGCCTTTGGTTAAAAGTAAGGACCAGGGTGGTTGGCTGACCGATGGTGCAGAATCACCAGCTATTCCTCATCAGATCAAAACACGCGACGTTATCCGAGCTATTGGTCACAGTCGTAACTATATTGCCATCTTCGGCGATGCTTCCATTCAGTTAGGTAAAGGTCACGGGATTATTGAGGGTTTATATAATATCAGATTACCTAACACCGACTTAGACTTCTCGGAGTTCATCGATTCCATCGGTGGTAAAGATAGGTGTGTGGGTGAGATGAATGGTAACCTATATTTCCTGTCTCCGGCTGATACCCGTATCTACCGCTTGGATGTGAATGGTCAAATCACTTGGATTTCGGCCCCCATACAAGGAGCTTTGAACGATCACGGTGAATCTAAGATCAAGAATATCGTGGCTGATGATGGTCTGGTTTATGTCTTGATTGTGGCCAGTAGTGGCCAGTCAGATCTATATGTTTATGAGGAGTTTCGTAACACCTGGACTCGGTTCGATGTGGGTGATAAGAATCTGTCGAACCTGGCTGTTAATACCTTAGAGAATACTTATGTCAGCCGTGGGAACAACCATTTCTCCTCTCCATCATCGACCACTTATGCCAGTGGTAGCCCCGCCTTGTATGCAATGGGTGAGAAGTCGGGTATCACGGTGTTGTATCGGTTGTTTGATGATGAGGCTGAGACTGACGATAACTCTAGCGTGGCTGTCAGCTACACTTCCGAGGAGTTTGTCTTCGCCCGACCCACCACAATCGACACTGTTCGAGTGGGTATCGATGGGACTGCGGCTAATGTCTCTCTGAAAATCGATGTCGATGGAGAGTCTGAATCGGTAGTGATTCCCAATCCAGCTTCGTCGGTTGGTCCTACAGTCTATACTCTATCCAAATCCAACAACTACACTATTCGCCCCTTCGCTCGTGGAAACAGATTCAAAGTTAAGTTCGAGTTAAGTGGTGTCCAAACAGTAAGATTCTTAGAAATACAGTTTAGGGGGAAATAATGGCAGATTATTCGGGCGAATATAAGAGCAAGAAGAAATGGTGGTCCGATAACCAAGGTAAAGCCTCGTTAGGAGAGATCGTGTCTTTCGGTTTAGCACCTAATAAACCTGATATGGGTGAATACGCCTTCAATCGTCGCAAAGCCTTCGAGGATATGGCCGGCCAGTATACCGGTGAAGCTATGCAGGGTGCTAGCGCTATCGGTCAGCTAACTGGTCAGGGTATGAATCGACGCGGGTTGGGTGACAGTCCGTTAGGGGCTGGAATCACAGCCGGCACACAGAACCAAGCTATCCAACGTGCCATTGGTGAACTCAACCGGATGAGGTCGCAGATGGAAGGTGAAATCTCCGAGCGGGGATGGCAACAGAAAATGATGGAGTATCAGATGGAGATGCAGATGTTGTCTGATTTCATCGGTCTATTCAGTACCGCCACTGGGAGTTACCTGGGCTACCAGGGTACTCCTACCGGTCAATTAACCCCACCATCAGGAGCGTTACCATCTCAGGGGGGTGGGGCACCTCTACCGGCCGGGAGTGACTGGTCAACATGGGCATCACAATCGAGGTATGATAGATAAGATGGCTAATACAGGATTAGTAATCGCTTCCGGGTTGGCTAAAGCAGTCGACAGTTTCTTCAAAGCTCGAAAGTTACGAGATCTCAACGCTCAAGCCCAGTCTATGGAACAGATCAAGTACCTGAAAGGGTTGGAAGACCTGAATAACGCCAGGACACAGGGGGGTATTTTAACTCAGAAGAAGCAGCAGTCGGCGCAAATATTCCCCTATCAATTAACTGAGGCTGAGGGTCTTTCATCTATAGCATCCGATGAGGCTAATTTAATGAGCCAACGGGTGGGCCTAACTAAGTTGCCAGAAAAACCGAGGGCGATAGATGAGATGATGCGTCTGAGTGCCATCCAGGGTCGATCTCTGACAGGTCCAGAGATCCAGGAGATGAGTGGGACACTGGCGGGAACAAAACTACAAACTGAGATAGATCGTGTTGGGGCTATGAAGACACAGGCTGAGGAGCGCACCAAATATATCACCCAACAGGTGGCAACGAGTAAGGCTAGTGAAGGACTGATCAATCAGCGAATGGCCAACGTTCAATATAAGAATTATGCGCTAACGAAATCGGCTGAGCCTTTAGGTGATCCCGTCTTCGACCAATACTTCCCACTAGCCACCGCTTTAATAGCTGATAAACATGACCAGATCGCTGTTTATAAAAACTCTATCAGGGAGGAGTTATCTGACGGTCAAATAAATACAGCACAGGCGATGTTCCGAACAGCTACCAAGGGATCAATGTCGGCCACTGGTCGAGACAAAATGCAGCGGATGGAAATCGCGGTGGAATCTACCAGCCGGATTAAAGATGAGTTAGATGAGTATTACCGCTTAGGTGGATCGACCGGCATATTTGACGCTATGAAACAGACGTTAAGCGAAGGCGCGGCCTCTCAGGCATTCGAGAAAATAGCTGCTCAACAGATCCCAGCTTTACAGAGAGTGACATTAAGTATAAAGGATGAGTTTTTCAAGTTTCGACAAGCTGTCTCAGGAGCAGCGTTCTCAGATCAGGAGACTAAAGATTATTACAGTCTGTGGCCACAAGCCGAGTTGGCTCAATCGGTTAATGAAGGCCGGATCAATAGTATGCTGGAACGAGACAGTTTGAAGGTGGCTTATCAATATATGAGTGCGGCGGGTGTGCCGGATATTGAAACTGTAGAGAAGCTGATAGGCCAAATCTATCGTTACGATGTCTCTCAGGTGTCGAGGGTTCCTCTCACTCCAGAACAGGTAAAGGAAATGCAACAAGGGTGGGACAACCCTATAGGTCCGGCTAAAGCGGCTGAGGAACAGGACGCTAAGAGTCGTATTACGGGGGGTAAATAATGACCAGAGAACAAGCACTGGAAACATTACGACAACAAAATTACGAACATCTGAATGAAGACGATTTTCAGAGAATCGTAACTGGTGTCTATGGTCCGGCTCCAACCAGTCCCGGATTGCCGGCCGACCCTCATGCTGGCATACCCATTGTCGAACCACTAGGTGGACCGTTCGGCCCATTATTGGACAAGTTGCGACGGTTCCGAGCTGAAAACCCAGGTCTTGAAGCCCGAGACCCGGAAGGTGTTCGATCTTTCGTCAACCAACAACCAGAGTTTCAGCAGGCTATGAATGAGATTAACCGTAGTCGTCGTCAACATTACGCTGACATGGGTGTGGGTGAAGCTGCCGTCAAAGGGGCACCATCGTTACCAGGAAGATTACCGGGTGCAGTTTGGTCCGGTATTCAAGCCTTTACTCCAGCTACTATCGGCGGACCCAAAGCTGGCGGTGTCTATAAAGTCTTGCGGGAAATAATTAAAGAGTTCCCATCCTATTACGGCTTGATGTGGAGAGGAGCCACCGGTGAGGATATTACTGAACAGGAATGGGAACAGATCGCTGAACGGATGCCGACGGCTACAGCGATGGGGAAAGATACTCAAGACCTGCTGAGTGAAGGTGGTCTACAGGAACGATTAGTCGAACGACCGGAAGAAGTTCTATCGATGGGGGCTGAGTTACTGGGTCCAATAGCCCGAGTGGGTGGGATGGGTGCTCGAGCGGCTAAATTGCCCCGATTGGCTAGAGTGGCTGGTATTACGGCCGATGTAGTTGATGCGGTTGATCCCTATGCTGTGGTTCCTAATGTGGGTGGGAAGTTCTTAGAGAAATTCGCTAGAGGTGATTTCACTACCCCTTATTCCGACGCTTACAAACCGGAGGTCGACCCTGTTTTACGGAAATATTCGGAGGAGTTTGGTGGTAAACCAGGAGAGAAACCGGATACACCCATCGGGCTGGAGACTAGTGCCGAACCAGTGATCAAGCGTGAAGCGGCTGATATTATGACTGGATTCAATAAATCAGCTCGAACCCGATGGGATAATTTCACGAAGGGTATCAACAAGCTGGTCGATAAGACGATCAGTATGGCTGGTGGAACCAATATCGACACGGCTGATGTGGGTCGTCAAATAGCCATTGGTTTCGATAAACATTACAAGAAATGGAAGGCTGAGTCAGGTGCGGTCCTGGAAGCTGTTAAGAACCAGATCGGTCACCATCCAGCCAACTATAACCATACTATCGCTAAACTAGACGAGATATTAGAGGAATATTCTGTCGGTGCCATCTCGGAGAACGAGGTTGATATTCGTCGAGTTCAAACTATGCGCGACAACTTGGCGGCATATATGGGTCAAGCTGAAACTACACCCACGGCGGTATCAGGTCAACCCATAGAGGGTCAGCCTTACGAGTTTGATTCTGTTCGTAACACAGAACAGGCGCCGAATATGGGAACCCAATACGGTCAAGATATTGAACCGGCTGGTGTTTATATGACCAAGGGTACACCCCAAAGTATTCAAGGTATGCCCAATTGGGTGTCGAGTCGTGTTCGGTTCGAGAATCCTTTGGTAATCGAATGGGGTGAAGGTTATAGCCAACCAGGAAACTGGAAAAAAGTGTTGACCCAACGTTTCGACGGTAAAACTGGGGCTGAGTTAAGTGACGCTATTGCGGCTGCTGGGTATGATGGGATTGTTACGACTCGCCCCTTTCAGGGGGGGATCGAGACTTCAGAGATCGTTGATCTTAGAACAAGAGGCACATCCCCGACGGGTGGTACGGCTCCGGTCGAACCTCAGAAGCCGTGGAAGAAGTGGACCATGAACGCCCAGCGGAACTTCTTGGAATCCACAGAACCCCATCAGATGACGCGGGAACAGTTCAATTCCTGGAAGCATCTAAGTTATAAGAACGAGGTCCGGGCGGATCGGATGTCAAGAGCCTTATCGGCTGACCCTAGTAACGAACTCCCCACCGCTATCAGGAATCATTCTGAAGATTTCGGATATGAAGAAGGAGGGCCAGGGTTCGTTGAGAAGTTCATTGATATTGAACCAGACGACACAGTTACGATTTATCGGGCCATTTCGTCTGATGATCCTTCCGATGGTATTCTTCCTGGTGATTGGGTAGCACTCGAACGTTGGTACGCGGATGAACACGGGGCTGATGGATATGGTGATGTGGGGAGTAAGGTGGTCGAACTGGAAGTTCGGGCGGCTGATGTTACCTGGGCTGGTACGGATCAAAATGAATGGATATATTCACCCAGAGATTTACGTAGTCAAGAGAGTCTCGGTGCCCATGAGTCTATGATCAAGCAAGCAATGGAAGAAGGAGAGTCGATACCTCCTGAAGTGATGGCCGAATATCCTCGACTACAACAAGCCCCGTCCGGTGAGGGTGGTCCGTTATCAGTTGAGGCGTACAAGTATCCGACAGCGGATGCGTTTATTAAAGCACCTTATAAGATCGAAACAATTTTAAGCCAGAAGTATTCTGGTGTTACTGTTGATATTTCGGAAAAGAACGGCACCATAACTCTATCAAGGGTTATCGTTCCTGAATCCCAAAGGGGGGAAGGGATCGGCACCACCTTGATGGATGACCTGATTGATTATGCTGACAAAACTGGACAGAGAATCGTATTGACACCGACAGGAGATTTTGGAGGAAATGTCAAACGTCTGAAGGATTTCTATAAATCATTCGGTTTTGTTGAAAATAAGGGTCAAAGCAAGGATTTCACAACGAGAGAAACGTTTATCAGAGGTCAAGTGTCTGATGATTATGATCAACGTTTGGCTCAGTTATGGGAAGAATCCCGACAACCAGCGGTTCCCGCCACCACAACCCCCACCACACCTACAACACCGACGGGAGCATACCAGTTAGCCGGTGATACTGTTGATGGTTTAACTGTCAGAGGTGAGATCCCTAACACTGACTCTATCGGAGCTACTTTTGACGAGTATGAGGTATTAGATGGTGTCCGAGAAGTGTCGATGGATGAGTTTGGCGGGCCACAATCTGTATTCTACGCGGCTGATGATTTCAATCGCAGCAAAACTTTGGCTGAGAAAATAGAGCAGAGTGGAGAGATCAGCCCGCTGATTATTGCTGTAGATAGCGACGGCCCCTATATTTTAGAGGGGGCACATCGGTATGTTGCATTACATAATATGGGTAAAAAGTCTTTCCCGGCCATAATTGTTAAAGACCTGGACTCAGTGGACACAGCCCCCACTACACCTACAACCCCAACAGGCACTCTAACCATATCGGATCTGGATAAAGAACGATCCAGTTTCCGTCGTCAGCAAAAAGAAATCTATACCGGAGATGTGGCTGAGGTCCAGATACCTCTCAATAAAGCTTGGGGCATGCAGATCTATGATGCTATGACTGATGATATGTATGAGGCGGCTATGGCGGCTTCACCTGAAGACGCGGCTAAATTACGTCAGGGTAAGTTGGAATATTACAAAGGAACTCAGAAGTTTAACAGTATTTGGGGTAAACGGATCAAAGCACTGGTGGAAGGGACATCGAAACGGGCAGGCGGTCGATACAAAGAACTGGTAGAGAAATATATCCTCAACCCCAGTGGTAGCGGGTTTTTCAACGAGGTGGACATGCCAGCCATACTAGCCACCGTAGGTGAAGACGCGCAACAGGCTATCAAGGGTGAATTGTTGGTTCAGATCTTCGAGAGGGCTCAACCTGGAAGGGGTCGAGAGATAGGGATATTAGCCACTTCTGAAGGTGACCTGACAGCTAGCGCCTTGAGAAGATCAGTCAGCAAGGTTGACCGTAAGGTGATGACTGATGTTTTAGGTGACGATATTGTGGAGCTGATGGATGATTTACAGATGTTGCTCAACAGTTCCGGTGGTTTAAGAAGCACTATAGGTGGGTCTCAAACAGCTTACAACCAACACGCTATAAATCAGATTGCTAAGATGGCGGCGCTACTACGGTTTGGAATTGGGGCGGCTGCTGGTCAATCTGGGAGTTATCTATTCGGTGACTTACCCGGACCGGAGTGGGTAGCTGGAGCCATCATAGGGTTAGTAGGTCAACCGGTTTATGATGCTTTTCGTCAATCCAAGTTCTCCAAGAGATGGCAACTACAAGGTTACACCTTCCCAGAAACGATCCAGAAAACTGGTCGGATCATGTCAGGGGTTTCACCGGCCGCGGGATTCGTGGCCAGGGTATCGACACAACCTGAAGTCCAGCAAAGGAAACGGAGCCGAGCGATGGATGTTCTACTGGGTCTCCCATACTCATCACCGGAGGAGGGTCAGAGAGCGATGGATAAATTACTGTTGAGAAATCAGCCTAGAGACTAATGGAAGATCTACCGCACGAAACTCAGACCCAGATTGACCACGACCTGCCACATGAAATAAACTTACGTTTGCTTCAAATCGTACTATATCGTCAGCAGCGTAAGTTTATTCTAAGCATGGGGTTACTAGCGGTGATGATTAGTGCGGTGATAGGGTTGATGTTAATGGCAGCTAAAGCAGTGGAGATGTCGGATTCAGTGGAGAACCTGCTGCTGATAATTTTGACTGCTAGTGCCACCACGCAAGCCAAGCTGAGCGACTTTTATTTCTCTGATTCGGCTGACGATCAATCCATTATTAAGGAATCTACCAGCTACAGCACTAATAACAAATGATATGATAACTTGGAGAAGATAACCGGATTTCCCCGGACCCGAATTGTAGCACTCACGGCCAGCCTGGTGGATCAGGTGGAGGAACAGTGTCAAACGGCGGTGATGGATGCTTACATCGCCAAACCATTTAAGCGCCAAGACCTGATGGCTCAAATAGAATTAGCCCAACATGGCTGACAAGGAAAATGGCAACGATTTCGATGGGCGATCTGATCATGAAGTTATCGTCCTGCTCGAGTCTCAAGTCAACGACTTGCAAGACCGGTTAGGTGAAAGTGAGAAGGACCGATCCAACCTGATAATGCTTCAGGGTCAGGTTTCCATCGTTCGGCTGGTATTCGCTGGAATATGTGGGTTGTTGATGGCCACCTTAATTACCGCCGTGGCTAGTTGGTATACACCTCAGGCTAACCTATCGACTGAGAAGGTAATCGCTCTAGCGGAACGGATATTGTTGGTACTGACCGGCATTCTATCCAGTGTGGTAGCCGGATTCGGCGATAATCGCAATCATAAGGATTCGTAATTAATGCGACTGCAAAAACTGCGCAACAAAAATCACCGATTTGGTCAAGCGACAGACTATTGGTATACCGAAATTGATCAGGATGGGTTAGACCACCCCTTATTATTTTGCCCCTCAGAAATCAAATCAGCTAAGAGGAGAGCCCTACGAATGCCAAAAACTCGACCCACCCAGTGGTGGCACAGACTGCTAGGTAATAATGATGAGTGATATGGATAACATCAGAGCTCGATTACATGCTATAGAATCGACACTAACTGATCTACAGGTAGCCATTGCCCGACTGGAGACCCATCAAGCCCAATCTCACAAAACACTAGCTGTGATCGGTGGGGTAGCGGCTACGATGGTGGCTGGCATATTAGCCAAACTTCTGATAGCTTGATTATGAATGAATCCGTTATTTCTGATCAGATCAGTAATGGAGCTGGTTGGAACACTGAAATCGACCCAGGAGACGATCAAGGCTGAGTCAGAGAGTTTTGACACTGAAGCTGGTGTAAAAACCTCTCCAGGGGTGAAATCAGCCGCCCATGTTACCATCTGGGTTAAAGTAATTCTGTTAGCTATGGTGGCAGGAGACCTCCCCATCCTGGATTGGTTCAACTTATCAGGATCAGAGATATTTGAGTGGGGAGCAGTGATTTGTGTTTGCGGGGCTGGGGTGCTGGGATTAGTATCACACTGGAACTCAGCCGATAAAGATGATCAGCGAGAATCAGCCCATCAAACTCAAGCCACCCAACTATCGAAACAAAGAACTGAAGAACACCGACACCGACGACAACGACGTAAAGACTCAGATTTCTTGCCAGACCTTTAGGACTTTAGGAGAGGTGACGATTCAGACAGTAACTGAATTATCGCACCAAAGTTAAACCTTGATCTTGCAAAACTCTCCTGAAGAAACCCTGTCAGCGCCAGCAACGTTGGCAGGGTTTTTTTTATGGTATATAATAGTGCCGGTGTATTAAGTGTCGGGCTTGCGCAACCTTGGCGGGAAGGCGCAAGCCTGGCGTCTTTAAGGAGACTATTATGAAAGTTTATCGAGTAACGCACACTTACGACGATACGACCAAGACTTATTATCTACCTTCGATCTCATCCGCTACAGCCTGGAATCGGCACAATTTTAAGCAGCGCAAACAGATGCTGATTGCTAGGATAAAGAAGAAACTAACCCTCCCGCCTGAGATGGAAGGTTTTGACCCCGGTCCCAAATACGGCAGAATAACCCGCAGCGTGCTGAGAAATCTAAATATCTTCGACTATACCGATCCAGAAAAGCTGGACTTTAAGAAAAAGTGGTTCTTGTGCAATTTCTTCAGTGACGATAGTTATCTCCACCACCGAGTTCCTGGCAGCTCCTCAATATCTGTTAGTGCCGGTCGTAATTACTTCCACTTCTCATCCTGGCTCAGCCGGTACCAAAAACGAGGGGATGACCGTATACCCTAACCCTTTTCGCTTGTTTGATTGTACCCCTATACGTTACAATATAGGCAAGCAGGAGGATAATAATGGAAGTCGATTTCAGGTTGATGGATCACTTGATCCTCAATGCTGGTGGTTATACTGAGGTAGCTGAGAAGATGGGTATCAGCCGCCAGACCTTGTACCGCATCGCCAAGCCCCACAACCATAAAACACCAATACCACCAACCATAGCCCACTTGAACCAGCTAGCCGACATACTGGATCTGGAGGCCATGACGTTCCTGAAAAAAAGTGGACGCAGACGCCGTAAAAAGATCAAATAACCTTGCATCAGTGTAACTCCAGATGTTACAATAGTGTCACATCGAGCAAAGACCAGGAGACACACAGACATGAACAACTTAACCACAACCACGAAACCCAGGTCAACCGAGGCTAGGATCGAGGCGGCGATAGGTGAGATAGTAGAAATCAGGCTGACTAATTTGTTAGGGATCAACCGAGACGAGCTGTTTGAACGCAATGATCGGGGTGAGCTCGTATATGGTGACGAATTTAATGACACTTTCCACGACGTGAAAGCATGTCTTGACGATCTATTTAGTTAAAGAGGAGACAGAGAGATGAACAACGTAACCACAACCCCACTAGAAAGAATAGTATTGACTATCCCGGTGGGTAATAGTTTTGATTTAGATCCGATAGAACATGGTATTATGAGAAAAAAGGTAGTTTATAGAGTATCCAATGTTTTGGGTAAATACTACGTTGACACTCTCTTGAGAGGTCCGTTCAGTGACACATATGATGAAAACCGAGGCTGGCTAGTCGCTCATAGTTTATCCAATATGAACGATGTTAAGAACGCAATCAACGACAGTATAAATTCTTGGAACTAAGGAGATATAGATGAAACGCGGAACCAAAGTTAGAACGATTTACGGTCAGATAGAGACAGTGATGTATTCTGATTTTATTCAGGTTATCACCTACGAATCAGCCAGAGAAGGTAACTGGTATCACCCGACTAAAGTTTTTATCGTGAAGGAGACAGAATAATGACTAAGCATCAACTAGCACTGGAAACTGAACAACGTCTAAGGGATGAGATCGAACGGCTCAACAAAATCGTCATCCGTCAGCACCGAGAGATTCAGCAACTGGAGAGCACCAGTCGACAACTGAAGAATGAAGTATCCTCTTTAGAATACTACAACCGATAAGGAGATAGAATAATGGATCGAAAGCAGAAGTATCAATCAATCCGAGGCATGGTATCGATGGGTAACTTTACAGCTAACGAATACCCAAGCCGACGGGAGTTCGATAAGGCTCTGAGCGAAGGTAGAGTTTGTGGCCATTATGGTGGGGTACGACTTCGCATCAACAGCAACGACCCTTTCAAGGATTATCAGTTTATAAGTCGGGGTTTTTACAATCGGTTTTTAGGCGGAGATGGTACAGAATAATGGATTATTTCAAATTAGCCAAGAAAATCGAGAAGGACTTGAATAAGATGACCTTGGGTCAGGTGATAGACGTTCGCCGTCAGATGACGGAACAAATCGTCGATATAGAATTGACGGAGCCGGTCAAGGAGATCAAGAAATGGTATCGACAAGGGTTGGTCCAGGGAATGCCCGGTTACGTGAATGACGAGCTGTCGACCCTGATATTCCACTACCTGAACACCGTGGGTGATCAGCTTTTTGGTGATACCGATGACGATTGGAAGGATGAATCCCACTTCTGGTCGGAACTAAACTGACAACTTGACATCCTAGACGGGGTTATGATAAAGTAAGTCAATGGATATTAGATATAAAAAAAGCCCCGGCGGGAACCGAGGCGAAAAGGTGAAACCAGCTGATGGAATCGAGGCTATTGTATCAGACCTGCACCATCCGTTTCAACACTTGTTATATCCAGGTATGGAATTAGTGGCGATAACGTCCGATAACTATAATTATCGGACGTTATTTCCATCCATATCTACAGTTCCCATAGACAGACCGGTTCTAAAAAATAACTTGAGTTCAGTTCTTAAAAGTATATCAAGAAAAGTTATCGGACATTATTCAGTTCTGAATAACAGTTCGGAAAGTTTACGAGACAAGCGTCATGTCGAATTGGTCGGCATGAAAAAAGCCCCGATCAGGGGGCTTTCATCAGAAAAACAATGTTAAATCATATTTGCACGACGGAGATATTATATCATGGGAAATAAAACCCATCAAGATATTTTGGCCAAACGGCTTGGTCGAAATAGATTCAACAGGTTGTTCGCCCAACGTCATCAAGCGGATGTACCGGCTGCTTTACGAACCGAGAAATATTGCAAGATGGCACTACTCAAGCGACTGACCACTGAAGCTGATAAGTTTCTGGTGTCCATCGAGTCGGATAAGTTTCTGTCTGAGGTGAAAAATGAACGATAAAACCTTAGCTGAGCAGTTAGCTGGATTTGTCAAGATCTTAGAGATGAGATCTGATCAACAGGAATTTGGGAACAAAGCCCAACATGAATACAGCGTAGCTCGGAACCTAGTGTCACAAGCTATCACTAAAGTAAAGTATGCAGCTCAATATGCAGCTCAAGAATCTGGTGCTATCAAGGGGGTGTCAAAATGACAATAAGACATCGCACCGGTGGTGGTGACAAGTTTCAACAAGCCGACCAGATGGATGCTAAATCGATCCAAGCTTATGTCAACGATCCTAAATCATGGAACCCGATTTACCTCTGGCACGCGCCAGGGGTTCCAACATTTGCTGGGGCAGTATTGTTAGCCCAAGAATCTAAGATGACCTCCTTCGATCAATCTAAAGTGGTTCTTAAGCAGAGTAATAATGGTACTTTCAGAGCTGTGGTCACTGTTCTAAATGGATCGAGTAGTCGCGGTGGGGCTGGTTCCCACACCGATTCTATGGTGGCTCGTGGATTCGCTTATCGTAACGCTGTCCGCCAGATGGTTCTCAGTGTTGGAGGTGCCAAATGATCTATAAGAGTCAGATCATACAAGGTGATGTCCGTACCTCACTGGGCACGCTGGAAGATGCTTCTATAGATTGTGTAGTGACGAGTCCGCCATACTACGGGTTGAGAAATTACGGTGTTGATGGTCAGATCGGACTAGAATCCACCATCGACGAATACGTCGATACGATGGTCAAGGTGTTTGGCGAAGTGGCGCGGGTGCTGAAGACTAGTGGAACGCTGTGGCTGAACTTGGGTGATAGTTACTCCGGGAGTGGCAAGGGACCAAGCAAGGGTCTCAACCAAGAATATCACCACCTAGAGGGTTATTCAACTGTACCCAACGGATTGAAATCCAAAGATCTGTGCGGGATTCCCTGGAGAGTGGCCTTCGCTCTCCAGGCTGATGGGTGGTATCTACGTCAAGAAATTATCTGGAGTAAACCCAACCCCATGCCGGAGAGTGTCAAGGATCGGTGTACTAAAGCCCATGAGTCGATATTTCTGTTAGCTCATGCTGAGAGTAAAGGCAAGTATTATTATGATG